CTAGTCTTGGTATCACAGGTATATTACAAGGTGATCTTCTTTTTACAGATAATAAAAGTATTAAATCAATTGGTGGTGAGAGTGTAATATCATTTCAACCTAATACTATTGTTTATACTGTTCCAGTTAATTCTTTTATTGGAGAAAAAATAAACAAGGCAAAGATGGGAATAGTGTTTCATACCAGTTATAGTGGAACTTCTATTGGAAATTTGACAGCATCTTTTGGAGTTGATGTTAGTACTCTTAAAAAGAATAGTGATGTCTATTGTACTACTGCAACTTTCACAGATACAGATGATGTTGCTAGATTTACTGATAGTGAGAATGTAAAGTATAATGCATTAGTTAATAAATCTGAAGGATCACTTAAACAGGCTAGTTCATTTTTAAATGAGATAAAAGAATTTGGTGAAGGTAGATTTATGTTAGGTATAATGTTTAAGACATATATGAATAGATTTATTCGTTCGGGTATGGCTATTACTGATGCACAAAAAACATCGGATGGATTTATATCGTTTTATTATGATCAATTAGAAAATGAAATTGCATCAAAGAAAACGAAATCTACACAGGATAAATATATAAAGATACAACAAGATGGCTTAATGTTTTTAAAAACAAATGCCCGTTCATTGTATTTTACGGTTGCTTCATATATGAATATAATTGAAGCTAAGACATTTATTATACGCAAACTAGAAATGGTAAAGACTCTAGGAACATTTCTTCGTACCGATAACGGTTATAAGGTTACTGCTCCTGAAGGTTTCGTTGCTATTAAATCTGGTAATGCTTTGAAACTAGTTGATAGACTAGAATTCAGTCGTGCTAACTTTACTGCAGCTAAAAACTGGGACCAAGGATGAAGTCACTTTTACAATTCCTATCTGAAGTTGAAACACAGGCATCTTCTCAAGCCAAGAATATGGGCTTGAAGGGGGATGGTCATGGTGATTGGTATGATAAGTCAGGTAAGTTAGTTGCAAAAACTGTTGCTGGTAAACTTAAGTTTTTCGGTAATCGTTCTGCAGGTAAACCAATGGAACCTGCACAAGTATATGAGAAGAAACCGCAAGAGAAACCAGATAATAAAAAAGATGGTGGTGCATTAACTGTAGGGTTTGGTAGGTTCAATCCACCTACTGTTGGCCATGAGAAGTTATTAGATACAATAAGTAAGACTGCTGGTGATGGTGGTCAGTATAGAGTTTATCCTTCAAGGACTCAGGATTCTAAAAAGAATCCTTTAGATCCTAGAGAGAAGGTTGGCTATATGCGTCAGATGTTTCCTAAACATGCAAACGCAATTGTTGATGATGATAATACTAGAACAATCTTTGATGTATTGAAAGGAGCCCATGAAAAAGGATACAAAACTGTCAATGTTGTGGTTGGTGCGGATAGGGTCAAGGAGTTTGAGAACCTTGCGAACAAATACAACGGACAGCTATACGATTTTGACAAGATTAATATTGTCTCAGCCGGCGAACGAGATGCCAATGCCAAAGGCGTGGAGGGTATGTCTGCCTCCAAGTTACGAAAGGCTGTAATGGATAATGACTTTGATGGTTTCCGTTCAGGTATATCAAAGAGTTTAGATGATAAGAGTACAAAGAATCTTTATAATACTATTAAGAAGGCAATGGCCAAAGTGAAGTCTGAGGCTTGGGAGTTTGCACCTAAATTGGCCTTTGATGGATTGAGAGAAAGTTATATTGCAAAACAGATCTTCCGTCTTGGTGATATGGTAGAGAATTTAAATCATGGATTGATTGGTAAGATCATTCGTTCTGGTGCAAACTATGTTATTGCAGTAACAGAGGATAATATTATGTTCAAGTCATGGCTTAAGGACTTGAATGAGTATGATGAGGTACATATGTCAGGTACAATGAGAGATAGTAAACACCCTAATACCCTTGTTGGTACGGATGGATACAGAAAGAATTTAGAAAAACTAACTCCTGGACAATACCCTCTTATAAATAAACTTAGGCAAAGACTGAGAAAATCTTAAGGAAATGAAGACTTCTAAACAGGTTAGATCTGAGCATCAAACATTTATTGATGCCTGGAGTAAAATAAATGAGAATACTAATACAACATTAGCTAAGGAAAATTCTGCAGCTCCAGTTGTTGAGGAGAAGAAAGAGGTCGTTGAGAAAGTTCTTGTAAGAAAGGAAGATGCTTTTACTGCTCAGGCTGAGAAGTATCAGATGGTTGTAAAACAGTTTGCTAGGTTCGTAGAATCTAATCAACACTTGTTTGATTTGCCTACTCGGAAGAAGGCTGTTCTTGCTAATAAGTTTCAAGGGTTTAAAGAGTCTAAGGAATGGGATGAGTTCTTTGGTGATCTAAAGTTGGTTGAGGAACCTATGGTTCTTACCAAGGCAGATAAAACTGCTAACACTCCTGCATGGAAGAATAGAGATAAGAAGAATCCTAAGACTGGAGAGAATGTTTACAAGAAGGCAGATCATCTTAGTAAAGAGGAAGAAGTAAAGCCTGAGGGTGAGAATATTCAAGAGGTTACTACTAAGGATACTAAGTCTGGGACAAAATTTAAGGTACGTGTAAAGGATAAGGCTACTGGTTCTTCATATATTCGTTTTGCAACACGTGAGAAGATTGCACAATTACGTTCAGATCCTAAGATTTCTTCAGTTGAAATGACTGATGAAGGTCAGACTCCAGAAGAAAGAGGAGAGGCAAAGGCTAAGGCTGCAGGTGGTGGAGCTCCATCTAGTAAGGGTGGTGATGAGAAGAAAGAGACTAAGAAGACTAGTGCATCTAAGAGAAGTGTTACCACTGAAGGATCTAATTGGAGACAAGATCTTAAAGAGATTATCGGTGAGGTTGGAATTAAAGAAGCAAAAAAGTCTAAGAAGGGTGGTAAAGTAAAGAATCCAGTTTGTGTCAATCCAGATACAGATGATGATAAGAATAAGTATGAAGAATTAGATACTAAGAAAGTTGCTGAGAGTCTTGGTGCTGAACTTAAGGGTCTAGAGATTGAAGATGTAGATGGTAATACTGCATTTGAAGTTGTTGATTTAATTAAACCAGAACCCATGAAGGGTATTGCTTCAGAAGAAGTTAAATTGCCTGATGTTGAAAAGTCTAAGACTTTAAAGACCATTCAGGGTATAAGAAAGGGTGTTCTGCCTTTAGATAAAACTAAAATTGCTGCGAAGTCATGAAAACTTTTAAACAATTTATCTCCGAAGAGGAGTATGATAGGATAAAGGACAAGAGAGCTGAAAGAGGTGGTGATCGTCCTGGAGATGGAGACAATCCTTCTACAAGAAAACCTAACTATGGTAAGCCACAGACTGATGCTGAGAAGAAAAAGTCTAGAGAAGTAAGTAAACAGGCTTTCCAGAATGTAGTTGATAGATTGAAGAGTAAATATGGTAGTGGTGTTCAAACAAGTTCTAAATAAGTCAGTTATAATTTAATAACATGGCTGATTTAGGACTTGATGCCTCACAGGAGACTCGTATTACTGTGATGCAGTTAAAGATAGAACGTCTTGAAGAAAAGCAAGATGAGTTGCGTGAAAGATTAAAAGTAGTCGAGAAGTGGGTTATAGGAGCAGCCGCTGTTTTAGCTGCTGGTACTACTGTTATTGGATTCGCTACCAATATATCTAAAGCGTATCTCTAAGTTAATGAGACTAGGAGCGGTGTAAACCCTCCTTTTTTTATAAATAAACTTAGGAAATCATTTAGAAGGAACGTACAATGGCTCTTTGGGGTAAAACTGACGCAGATGAGTCAAAGCCAAAGTGGCTCACTACTGCACAAAAGAAAGAAGTATTTGCTAATTCTAGTGGATGGGTAGTTGAAGGTGGATCTGTTCAGACTGGGAACGGTAATGCAAATGCACAACCCGAAATTCTTGCATGTATCGGTGGATTAGCAGTTGCAATTGGTGCTGCTGACGTAACTGAAGTAGAATGGATTACTACTACTGCAGATAAGTCTGCTGGATTTACTCTATCACTTAGAGTTAGATACAACGAGGCTGTTACAGTTACTGGATCACCAACTATTGCAGTTACTAACGGAAACCAAGGATCTGGATCAGGTCGTGGACCACACACCCTTGTTTATGCTAGTGGAACAGGTACTAATGAATTAGTATTCTCACTTGCAATTGCTGCTGCTAACGCTGCAACTAATGCAAATGACGTACTAGTAGTTGGTGCTCAGAACATTCTGAAACCAGGTGGTGCTACAATGAAGGATACAGGAACAACAACTAACTCTGCTGTTGCAATCTCTGGAGCTCAGGGAACTGCTGCTGGAAGTATCACTGTTGTTGCTTAATAAATAGTCACGAATTGTCGTGATATATGAAATTTGATGAATTGAACGAAGACAATTATCTGATGTTTGCAATCAAGCATTATGAAAATCCTCAAGCAATAACGCAAGAGGATTTTTATGATGACATGAAACGATTCAAATATGTTAAAC